ACTATGCTTAATTTTTTAATTTCTCCAGCATAATACAAATCATCAAAATAAGGTGATTCCGTAAAAGAATAAACTATATCAGCTGGGTCAACGTAATTTATAGTTATCCCTTCTGCTTTATTAAAACCGTTTTTAACACAAGCCATACCTATAACAGCTATGTCATAGTCTAATCTCTTTTTAACTAAATCGTATTTGTTTTTATCAAATATATTAGCTAAAGCCTCCTCTTGTGCTATTTCAATTCCTTGCTTGTATTCGGTTTGCATATGCAAGGCTAGCTCGTTTTCATCTGCTGGCAACTTAGTTTTGTCATTTATAAAAGGGCTGATGCCTAATTGTTGTTCAACTTGCTCGAAGTATTCCTTAGCTGCCATGTCAGTTAAAAGACCCTCCATGTAATCGTTTCTTTTTTCAACGCTGCTTGGATCTTGTGAATATGCTTTTATATCATACATTCTTTCTGCAATACCATTTACTACTATATCTACGAACTTCGGAATAATAGGCACAGGTTTCCAATCTAAATTTAAATAAGATAAATCTCCGTTTATTGAAAGTTCATCTTTATACTTTTGTATTGATTGCTCTCCTCTTGCATATAATCTTAACCTATGAAAGTTTTCACGATTAGATTGATATCTTGAAGTACCAGAATCTTTTTTAAACCATTCCGATTCGATAGCTCTTCCTATTTTCTTACCATATTCTATGCTAGCTTTTTCTGCGTCAGATACTGACATACTCGGAAATAATCCTGTTGGGTGTGACTTTGCCATTTACTTTAATATTTTTGATAAACTACCTTGATTATTATATTTTTTAAATTCAAACTCTAATTTCTTTTTTGTTCTTACTACAGCGGGTGCATACATATTTTTATTACATGCCATAATTGCAAGCCCTGAGCTTATTGCTGCATCAAACTTTGTTCTTTTATTTATATCAAACAAAGCCCAATCATTTAATGTACGGTCAAAATATAAATCACCATAGTTATTATCTTCTTTTAATCCTACGTGTTTATCTATATATGACTCTATTGCTGCTGCGTGCGCTTGTCTAATATCTTCTGAGGAGTTTGGTATACCCCCTATTTCTTTTTCTGCAACCGATAATTTATTATAACTTTTATCGGGCCTATTCATTGAATATCCTCTATAGCCTCTTCTCTTTAAATAATATAAAAGTCTTGGCTTATTGTTTTCTGCTAATAACGGCATTCCATAAAATACCAATGCCATTAATACATCTTCAAAAAACATTTCTGCTGTTGGTGGTCTTGATACATATTCAAGAAAAAAACTATTAGAGGGGGCTTCGTCCAAGCTAAACTTAGTCAATCCATGCAAAGCTCCTTTAGATCCTTGACCATCTGTCGTCCCGGATATATCGTAACTATCGCATCCAAAAGCTCCTAAGTGTTCATTACCTGGATATTTTCTTCCATTTCTATTAATTACGATGTTTTGCATATGTACAGGAGGAATCCAAGAAACATTAAATCTACCTTTCATATCAGGCATAAATATAACCTTGCTATCTTTTATACCATTTTCCCATTGAAAGTTTCCTTTCGATACTAATCCTGAACCTTTCAAATCCCCGTTGTAATCTATTTGTTCGTATATCTTTTGTAAATTAAATATACTATTTTTTGTTTCGTCTCTAAACGCATGCTCTTCAGTACGCGGGAATTGACGATAAAATTCATTTAGTGCGTCTTGGTCACCTTTAAGACCGTCTGCTTCGTTCTGCCAATGCTCAATAACTCCTGTTCCAATTGTTTCTCCATAATTGTCGCGAGCGCTAGTATCTCCAGATTCAAAGACAGGCATTCCGCAATCGTCGATAAATCCTTCGTAGTTCCATTCCATAGGTATGAATAAGCTATATAATCCAGAGCTTGTTTGTCCATTCCTGTTTCGTTTTGTAACGTCTGAAGCATAGTATAATTTTTTAAAGTTATCACCACCCTTATCTAATGCGTTTGATGTTGATCCCATCATACACTTACCTATAATCCTACTTCCCAGTCTAAGAGTTGTTTTTGTTACTCGCCAGTTATTTAATATATTATCTGGTCTTTCCCATTTACCAGATTCATCGTGCACTAATAATTTTAACTTTTCACCATCATAAGAGTTATCCCCTGTATTCTTCCAATCTATTGTTGTATCGAGCCCTTCGAGCGCTTCGGGCTTGGCGGCGCCGGTTGCACTGATGGACTTCCTAGTGAGCTTGGAAGCGGGTACTCTGAATGCAAGTTCGGTCTTAGGCCTATCCATTCCGTCTTGTATTGGTTTAAAGAAGAAGGGATAGTGGACTGATATGGGTACCACCTTGTCTGTAAACATCTTCTTTGCATCTGCACCACTCTTCGATAAGATTCCGAATCGAGAGTCGGAACTGATAGTAGCTTGGTTAACTGTTTCGCTTGATGACATGAAACTAAAACCGGATCTCCTATTTTTAAGGTAGCAAATTCCATAGCATCTTTGATCTGCCTTGCATGCCTCCCAGAATATGAAGAATAATCTGTTTGCTTCTCGAAAGTCTGGCTTCCCAACATCAATCTTGGACCACTGCAAGTACATATAATGAGAGCCAGTAATATAAGTGCTACAACCTTTGTTGCGAAACCAAAAGCCTTCTTCGCGTCTGGTAAATTCTCTATCAATGTATGCATACCATTTTTCTTTTAATTCTTCAGGATAATCTCTCCAATCGAATATTGTTTTTAATCTTCTAAGTTCAGCCGGATAATCATGCGCAATCCATTTATCATCTATACTATGCACATCTTTTTCAGCAGGTAAAGCAATTTTTAAATTTTGTATTTCATATACTTCACCTATTTGTCCTGTCTTACTTATAACAACAACATCATGTTCTTCATTGTAACCATACTCCCATTTCTTGCTTTTATTTAATCTGCTAATGGTAGTTTTTTTAATTGGTTCAATAATCTTATATAATGTTTGTTGATATGCCATTACTTAGATTTTTTTTCTGTATATCCTGAAAACGTATTTTCTTTTGTTTGCTTTTGTTTATTTTCAAGTAAACTTTTTTCTGTTTCTATTCTATTTAATATTTCAAAAGCATCAAATATTGCAAGTTTCTTGGTAGCAGCGGCATTCTTCAGTCTATCAGCTGAAACATCATCATCTGTTTCAACAATAGCTTCTTTTGCTACTTTGACCAATTCATCAACAGCTTTATAGCCAGCTTGGATTATATTCTCTTTCTTCTTCTTTATATCCATAACGTATAGATATTTCGCTATTTATTATTCTATATAGTCTTTCACCTTCTATTACAAATTCATATTCACTATCTGGGGTAAATCCTATTTTTTCATTAACCTTAAAGTTATTCGTATTATCTACGTACTTAATAATACCCGTTAATGACATTTCTTTATTGATTGAAAACTTATCGTCGTTTAGTAAAGGTTTTACAAAACTAAATCCTTGATTCGCTTTCCATATGCCATTACGCTTGTAAAGAAATATTTGCTCAAGTTCGCAGAAGTATAAATTATCTTTAAAATAACTTTTACTATTGCGTTCAATACCTCTAACATCATGCCAACGACGAAATATGTTATGATGAACATAAAGCTCATCATCTCTGTTAATATGTGTATCACGTGCTATCGGTGTTTCGCAAACTATTGCTTGACGACTTACAAATTTATGATCGGATATATCTGTATTTAATATTAACTCTTTATCTCCAACTTTTTTTGTATTATCGTATCTTTCTTTTTTAGGTTTTATTAAAAAGGAATATATTGGTTTCATTAATATTGTAAATTATACTCAACAGATATTGCCATGTTTTTATTAAAACTTTTCCAAGGTAATACGTCTGTGCCTTTCTTTATGTAAATAGAGTACTTGTCTTCTTCTTCTATTATGTCACATATTGTATGACCCCCATAAACGTCTTGCCCTACAGCATAATGCATTGCATCGGTTTTGTAATTTTTACCAATACTAATCTTTCTTATCAGCTTGCTCATCTGTTTCTTCTGTTTCAGTGAGGCTACCATCTTCTACGTTAATACTAACATTACCGTATGTTTCTTTCAATTCCATTTGCAGTGTTCTAAGTTCTTCGCGAACCGTATCAAATGCTTTTAAAACTTTATTCTGATCTACAGCTAAAGCCCCTAACTTATATTGTAGATTATTTAAAACTGATATTTTTGCCTGAAGTTGCTCAAGCTCCTCTTTTGTTATTTTATTTTTTGACATTTTATTTTATTTAATTTAATTACACTATATACAAATATAATGTTTATTCTTTTATATTACGCGTCCATACTACACTGAGGGTAATAAATCCTAAAGCACACTGCAAAGTTGTATCATATGTTCCATCATCAAATTCTTGATGGCTATATAAAAATCCAATCATAAATCCTATTATAGGTCCTATAGTTATATCCGCATTTTTAATTTGCCCTATTACTAAAAGTAATGTAAATACAGCAAGTAATATGTATCCTATCATTTTAATTTATTTTAAATGCCATATATATATGTGTATTATTATTGTTATTCCAACCAGATGTCGCATTTCTTATTTGAAAACCATTTGATTGGAATTCAACAGCGTGTTGTGTTCCATCAGTTTGTTCAGCAATATTTAAGTTTGGAAATAAACCTGAACCATCAGTTGCATCTGTACCTCTCACGCTATCTACAATTCTCCAATTAGTTGTACCATTACTTATATCTTTTACAAATAAAAAGTCAGGTTGGAATCCTGTTGTAACAGTTGGACCTGTTGTACTTCCATTTCCAGTATAACTTCCAAACTTGCTATATCCAGATACTGAATGGAAACAGTAGGCAATATAACCTAAACCTGATTCATTCACATTATTTGTATCTGTAAGTCCTGAAACAAATCCAAATGTTGTAGAATTTACAGTTCCAAGTCCACCATTGTTAAAATCAGTTGATGGGTTAGCTTCTGCACTTGTACTATTTAATAATAATACATTATTAGCAGATAATCCTGTGTGATGCACCTGCCAAGAAGAAGTACCATCAAGTTCTTTTACAATAATCATTTCTGGAGTAGATGATAATCCGTGAGGAACTCTTGCACTTGAAGTACCATCTCCTTCATATTTCACGATACTAAATCCTGCATTAGCATTTGCACTAACAAGTGAATCTATACTACCTTCTGTGTTTATTGTCGGTTCGTTATCATCAGCTTTCCACGCCCAAGCAACGTAATCTACACCACTACCATTAACACTTGATTGTCCACCTAATGTGAAGCCGTCAGAATCAAATGAAGTAAGCATACTTGTATTTGTAAATTCTGCAACATTTGCATCAGAATTTAAACCTTTAGTCGCTCCTCTTATTGTGTCAAATATTTGATGTGATGCAGTATTTGTTCTTCCTTTAATCCAAGTTAAAGAAGGTTCAAATCCTAATCCATCAATACTTCGTGTTGAGCCATCACCTGTATAAGCAACTGTACTAAAACTTTTTGCTACTGTTGGTGCCTCTGTGTCAGGATCTGCAGCAAATGCCATATAGATATATGTACCACCTGAAGCATTAATACCATTCCAAGAACTTGTAGATGGAATTACAAAACCATTTGATAAAAAATTTACTGCTACAGAATTATCGTTTGTAGTTTCTGCATCAGATGTATTTGGATTTAAATAATCATTTCTTGGATTAGTTATACTTCTTTTATTGTCAAGTATAACCCAATTGAAACCTGAACTATCTGTTCTTTTTATCATCAAAAACGCAGGTTCGAATCCTGTTTCTATAATGTTAGTTGAACCATTACCTGTGTATGAGCCAATCTTTGAAAAGCCATCTACATCTGCAAAAAAATATACAACTGCACTTGACCCTGAATTAAAGGGGTCATTTGTTTGAAAAGTTAAGTTTGTACTATCAAAAGTAGGCACACCGCTATTAGTAAATGCATTAGTTGAATTTAAAATCCCTCTACCAGAACCTGAAACAACAGTATTATAAAAAAACCAACTTGAAGTAGAATCTGTTCTTTTAACTAAAGCAACTTTTGGTATTGAATTTAATCCGTGAGGAATTATAACATTTGAAGCATTTGTAGTATAAGAAACAATACTAAAACCAGCTGCAGAATTTGCGCTTTGTGATGCTGCTGAAACACCTGTAGAAGAACTTGTAATATCAGTTGCAGTACCTCCTGCTTTTAAACACCAAGCTACGAAATTGGTGCCATTATTATTATATCCTGCATTACTACCAACAGTAAAACCTCCTGTATCTAATGACAACACACCTGCAGTTTCTGTATTTTCAGCTAAACTGCTTTCTG